TTAATCTTTTCTTCTATTGATTTTTTCTTTCTCTCTTTAAACTTGCTAATTAGAGCTTTTATTACACTCACTTTTCTACCACCCCTCATTTAAGTTGCAATTACTATAACAATCTCAAATCGGTTATACTGTGAGCATCATCACAATTGGAGATATTCAATGATTACTCAAGACCCGTTAAATCCAACCGCTGATGCTGATAGCATGGTCAGCTTGGTTGATGCTAGAGATAGAGCGTTAGCATTAGGCGTTACGCTTCCCACAGATGACACAGAGTGCGAAGTAGCACTTGTTAAGGGAAATGTATACCTAAATGGCTTGTGCTTCTATGGTGAGCCTGTAGTGACATTTCAGATTACGCCTTTTCCGCGAGAGGGAATTGCAATTAACAACAATGAATACCCTAGCGACCAAATCCCACAACAGGCGATTGATGCGCAAATCGTATCGGCAGCTTATGCGGCTACAGGTGATATTTACACGGTAGTTGATAATGACAAGCGAGTTAAGCGGAAAAAGATTGATGTCATTGATACTGAATACTTTGGCATTGAATCTGGCTCATCGAGTGGTAAGAAAGTAATCACACGCGCTAATGAGTTACTAGCCATGTTTACTTGTCCTGCTAATGGCGGTAATTGGGCGTATTTGGGGTAAGTTATGACACAAACATATCTAGAAGATTACCAAGACGCACTAACCACACTGAAAGAGGATGGCTTTGCGGTCACTCTGATTAAAAAAGGATTGGCTGGTGGTGGTTATGATGAAAATGGCGACCTACAACCAAGTGAGCCTGATGTTAATTACCCAGGATACGGAATCACAACTAGCTTTAGCTCATGGCATTTAAAGGAAGGTATCGCGCAAGCAGGTGACACAAAGTTGATCTTTGCGCCTGAGTCAATGAGTGACGAATACATTACCTTTTACAACCAGCTACGAAACGGTGATGACAGAATGTATGCGCTAGTTGATGGTGAGCAATGGCGCGTTGTTATGGGTGAAGAAGTTAAACCAACAAGTACGCAGATTATCGCTAAGTTACATTTGCGGAGGTAATTGTGATTTGGAGCAAAAAACTAAACAACATCATAATTGACAACAAAGAGCTAACCGAAAAGCAATTGAGGGCGGCTGTATTGGATGGTGTTAACACTGCGATTCTTGGGTCCCCTGTCGGAAATCCCGACTTGTGGGTGTGGAATCACCCCGACCTTGGTTATGTCGACTATGTGGCATGGAAGGGTGAGCCTAAAAATTATGTAGGCGGCCAGTTCCGCACAAATTGGCGTGTAACTTACGGATTACCTGACTACGCAATCAAAGACTCTGAAAGTTGGCGCTCAAATAAAGAAGAGGTTAAGCAAAAAGTTTTAGCTATGGATATCGGCAGCACGTTAGTTTTCTCTAACCCTATGCCTTATGGCCCTAGATTAGAATATGATGCTTGGTCCACTCAAGCGCCTGATGGAATTGTTCGTCCGGCAGTTAAGCGAATGGTTAAAATACTCAACAAAGATTTAGGTAAAAAGTGATGACTCAATTTTTTGATGCAGTAAAAGTATTCGAGGATGACCTTAAAGCCAAGGTATCCATTTCAGTAAGAAATAAAAACATACCAACAGATTCCACATCAATGCGACTTGCATTAAACAACGCTGATGCTGATGGTCTTTTTCTAAACAGCAATGCGCGACTAATGACAGGGCAGTTTAATATTGAGATTAGCGCGCCATTGGGTAGGAACAAATACGAAATGATGGCAAAGGCTGGCGAGGTGCTGAGTGTTTATAGTCGCGGGTATTCTTTGCAAGTAGGCGACTCAAGAATGGTTATTATGCAGGTTAATCAGTCATCACCATACCCAACTGACGCACATCAAAAGATTAACGTAATCATTGATTTTCAGTTTTCTGCTTAAAATTGTGATTAATCTCACAAATGTAGTAAAATCAACTTGTCAGATTTTTAACTAAGGAGAAATGACATGCCAATTGCCACGGCCTCAGACGTAGTAAGCCCTATCGGGACATTCGCAGATGTGATCGCAGGTGCACCAGCAACATATGACGCAGCAGGTTTCGCTGCTTTGTTTGATGGCGCAAGTGAAACAGAGTTAGGTCTTCTAGAAGACTTTACCATTCCTGAATCAACCACCACTGTTGAAACATTCAACGATATGAAAGCTGGTGAAATCATCAAGGTATTAACATTTACTGACGCGGGTGAGGCTTCAATCACCACTGCACACGTAATTGATGATGACGGCCAAGCGATTATTATTGACCACCATAACGGTACGGAAAAAACCAAGCCGCTATCAATCAAGCTTAATCACTCTGATGGTTCAGTGACATATTACAGCGGTAAAGTTTCTGGTTATGCACCAGTTAAAAACCCGCTTAACCGTGTTACTTACACAATCGCAGTTGATAAACGCATGGTAGAAGTTGCACCTGTTTAACCTTTAGCGCCCTGCGCCTCTCATTTTGTGGGGCGCATTTTTTTTGATTAAGAGAGGAATCAAGAATGTCGTTTAACGTAATTAACCTAAAACACCGTGAAGCACCGGACATGTGGTTGCACATCAAAGATGCTGAAGGCGAATTAATGTACGCAGATGATAAAAAGAAAAAGCCAGTGCGCGTTAAGTTCAAATCAATTCATGGCGAAGTATTCCGCAAAGCATTCCTAAAAATGAATGTGCGCTTGTCTCGACTAAAGAATGGCAAGCAAAAAGAATACGAAGAACTATCAAAAGACAAATCAGAAATCACACCAGAAGAAATTGAAGCTGATGTGATGAAAGTATTCATGGATGCCGAAGACCTTGCGATCGACTTTATCACAGAAATGGCGATTGATTGGGAAGGTTTCATTGATGAAAATGACAAGCCGCTAGAGTTCAATCCAGAATATTTACACTTTGTCGTATCTAAAATTGAGAACTATCACGTACTAAATCAGATTCGTGAGGCGTTCAAAGACTCAGAAACTTTTATTCTCGCGTAGCAGATGACTGTTTGTTATATGCTGCGCACTTAGGGTGGCTTAGTTCAACGGTCAAATACAAGCAAGGGAAAAAGGATGAGACTTCAAGCAAATCAGAGTATTACGGCAGCGATTCTTTGCTATGTCGCACCCCTGAGCTTGATAAGCTATCCTATATTGCTGCTTTGTGGGATGAGCTAGGCCGCTATCAATCAACAGGAATGGGAATATCAGTTACAGGTTGGAGTGAAATTCAAAGTTTTGCTGATATGATTGGCGCGCCTAAGTGGGAGTGTCAATTGCTACACTCGATGAGTAAAGTTTTTGTTGATGCTAGGAATATGTTTAGTGATTTATTTTGTGAGCCGCCTTACCTATACGGTGATTACGACTTTAGATTATTAAGCGCCGATGCCGCCGATAGGCGAAGAAAGAAATAATTAAGCCCTCGATTGTGAGGGCTTTTTGTTATCCAACCAATTCTAATCTTCCCAGCAGTCTTCAAATGTAAACTCAAGCGAGTCACTCCACTGACCTCCATTATCATTATCATTAACAATCATCTCTTTTGCCATATGTATTGCCTCGCGCTCTGACTCTGCATCATCAACCGTTACCGTGAATGACTCTGTTCTTTCTAAAATTACTACGTGCTGCATCTTTGCTTCCTATCGTTTAAGTTGCAATTACTATAAACCACCGTTAGTTGGTATACTGTGAGCACAGTCACAAAATAGAGAGTTGGATAATGTCTGATTTGGTGAACGTCGGGTTTAGGGTGAATACCTCCGATATAGAAAAGGGCTACAAGCGCCTAGATAAAATGGGGCAAGTTGCAGAAAAAACAGAGAAGAAGATAGAGAGCTCAACTAAAAAGTCTAGTGACGGCTTTGCAATGCTCAAAAGAAACATTGCGGCTGCTGCTGCTGCACTGGCTGCTTATGTTACTGCTGGTAAATTAATTGGAGTATCAAGAGAGTTTGATATTCTCAACGCCTCTTTGGTTACAGCAACTAAAAGCACAGAAAATGCAGCGATAGCATTTGGGGCTATAGAAAAATTTGCAGCCACCACGCCATATAACCTTGCACAGTCTGTTGATGGCTTTGTTAAGCTAGTTAACCTTGGCTTAACCCCATCTGAGCGCGCCTTGCAGTCATACGGCAATACTGCGGCAGCTTTGGGTAATGACCTATCTCAAATGGTAGAAGCTGTTGCTGATGCTACTACGGGTGAATTTGAGCGACTTAAAGAGTTTGGCATCAAATCAAGCTCTGAAGGTGATAGGGTGTCATTCACATTTCAGGGCATGACAAAAACAATAGGCAAGAATGCCGCTGAGATTGAAGAGTATCTAATTGCGCTTGGTGAGAATGAATTTGCGGGAGCAATGGAGAATCGCGCAAAGACTTTAGATGGGGCGATATCTAACCTTGGTGATAGTTGGGATGGGCTGTACAGAACGATATCTAACGCTGGTGTTTCCAGCTTGATGTCAGACGCTGTTAACTCAGTAACAATAGCAATAGATACGGCAAGCGCTTACATATCAAGCGGCGCGCTATCAGCCTACACTGATGCTTTCTATCAGCAATGGAAGTTTGCAATTGATGGTGTTGTTGATTTGTTTGACTTCCTGTCTGATATTTGGCTTTCCGTTATTGAGGCCGCTTCATCTGGTTATCAATTCTTCATAGGTAAGATTCCCGCCTATACAAAAAACGCAATTCAACGGGTATCAATTGAGATCTCATCTATTGTTGATGCGATGAATGTTTACGGCGATGCTTTTGTGGAAACATTTAAGTTGAAAGCAAACCAGATTGCCGACAGAGCAAGAATATTAGGCAAAGACATTGCAAACGCAGTTAACCCATTCGCTGACCAGTACGACGCAAGCTCAGACATAGAGGCGATGGAGAGGCTTTATGCTAGTTTCTATTCGAACATAAAGAGCGAAGCTGACAGCGCGTATGCAGCAATAAAGAAAAACAGAATCGATTCAATTGGTGAGATTGACAAGGAAAAGGACGCGTCTATAGAGTCTTTTGAGGCGCAAATAAAAGCCGCTGACGACCTTATCAAGAAGTACCTAGAGTTAAAAGATAGACCTCAAACCGTAGATTTACTTGCGGGGTTTAAAATTGGCGGTGATGGTGATGACTCAGGAGCAGTGAAAGCAAAAGAGGATTACGAAGCTTGGCTTGAGTCTATATCAACAACTTCAACAAAGCTTAAAGAATTGCAGGAGGAAATAGAAAAAACCAACTCAGCAATGGATCGCGGCGATTTGGATATAAAGGTTGGTGAGGAATACATCGCAGACCTATCATCGCAAATTAAAGAACTCGAAGTAAACCCGTTCGAATCTATGACACAAGGTGCAAGTGACGCACTTAGCGCAATGTCAGGCATGTTCGAATCAGGCTCAAAGGATGCCAAGAAACTAGCAATCGCAATGGAAGCGCTAAACCTAGTTCAAGCAGTAGGCGCTGTACTTAATCAGGGTAACGGCGACCCATACACGGCATTTGGGCGTATGGCGGCAATGGCTACTATGGTTGCATCGCTTGGTATGTCAATCGGTGGTTTATCAGGTGGTTTATCTGATGACTCAGCCAATAATCAGGCTAACCAAAACTTAAATTCATGGGGTGAGCATTCAGAATCAATTGCTGACTCTACTGAATTGGTTGCCAATGCTACTGAGAAGTTGGTCGGCATTAACACGAACATGCTTGAGGCGCTGCAAGGGCTAAACCTTTCAATTACTGCCGCTGCCGGTATTGCGTCTAAAAACATTAACGCGCCAAATGTTAGTGTAAATGTGAAAGACAACATCTTTGATGGGCTGCAAAATCTATTTAGTGGTGATGTTTTAAATCTAACCGGATTGCTTGGTGATACATTTGTCGAACTGTTAAACGCACCCCTTAATTTTCTTGGTAGTTGGCTTGGTGGCTCATCAAAAGTTACCGATGAAGGTATTAGAATTATGGGTGGTTACATCAATGACTTAGTTGATGACATCACCATTGATTCATTTCAAAGTGTGAAATACAAGAAATGGAGATTCGGTAGCTCAAAGAATAAGACGGTTTATGAAAACGTTGGTGATGACGTTGAGGCGCAATTCTCACTTGTATTTGACTCAATCATAAATTCAGTTGCTGTTGGCGCTGAAATGCTTGGTATGACTCAAGGTCAAATTGAGTCGGCAATTAATCAATTTGAAGTTGCAACGCAAAGCCTATCACTGAAAGACCTCGATGTAGATGAAAGAGTTGAAGTTATAAATAACTATTTCAGTTCAGTGTTTAACGAACTAGCAGTTTCTGTAATACCATTCCTTGAGAAGTTCCAGCAAGCGGGTGAGGAATTAGGCACAACACTTACGAGACTTGCAACAGAGGTGTCAGTTGCTGAATACCTAGTTGATAATTTCGGGGTTCAGCTTGGCGACAAGATGGCTAACCCTGAAGCTTTCGCACAGGCAGCAACGAACCTAGCGGCACTTGCTGGAGGTGTTGAGGAATTGGCAGACCAAACATCATCTTTCACCAATGCCTTTGCTACAGACGCTCAGAAGTTTGATATTTACAGCAATGCAATGAATGAGGCGCTTAACTCCGTAGGGCTAACGCTGCCATCAACCGCTGAAGGTTTGTTTAATTTAATGTCCACTCTAGATGGCACAACAGAGTCAGGGCAGGACCAAATAGCAACGCTGCTAGGATTAACAGACACGGCAACTGCTTACTATAAGTTGCTTGAGGATACGGCAGGAGCTTACAGAGAGGCCGCGGAAGGGCTTTATGATATCACAGAGGCAAGTCGTAATATGTCGCTTGAGTCAGCTTTAGCGGCCGCTAGGCTTGGCGATTTTAGTCTTGCTGAAGAATTGGACCTTAGTAGTATTGCGCCATCAACTAGCGACTTTGCAACGCAGCTTGATTATAACCTAGCTAGAGCAGAAACCGCAGCTAGATTAAATGAGCTCGCAGACCTGCAAGGCGGAAAGGTTACAGTTGAAGATAAGCAACTAACAGTGCTAGAGCAAATTAGAGATAAGCTTGGCGATGGTGATACAATGAGTAATCAGAGTTTGGTTAATGAGGTATCAGCATTGAAAGTTCAAATGAACAAGCAGCAATCTGAAACTAACGATTATTTACGTCGCATGACGTATCGGGAGGCGTAATGACGTTAAAAGTAGTCGATCCAATTAACATTACGGAGGCGGTGTTAACTGCCTCTGACATACCGGAGCCGGATGCTAGTGTCGGTGAGGTTGAGTGGCAAGACCCTAGTATTTTGGGTAGGTTTGGCAATCTTCCAGATGTTCAATATACGGTTGTCCTGGGTAGTGATGGATTTTTGTATTCATTCGGCAGGGCTGGTGCGGTTGTTAAAATCGATCCAGACACTAGCACAATGACAACCTTCGGAAGTTACAATGTAGGCAGGGTTTATTCTGCTGTACTTGCTGGTGACGGCAATATCTACGCGGTTGGTAGTGGTGGTGTGGTTCTTAAGCTGGACATATCAACACAAACCTTATCAACATTTGGCAGCTACGCCGGAACTTGTGAATCTGCAACTCTAGCACCGGACGGTGATATCTATTGTGTTTCAACTAATGGATTTGTACTAAAAATAGATGTTAGCGCTCAAACTACCTCTCAATTTGGCTCTTACGGCGCCGGATATAAAACATCATCACTTGGTGGTGATGGCAACATTTACTGCGCTGGTTCTCAGGGTGATGTACTCAAGATAGATGTAACAGAGCAAACGGTTTCAACATTTGGAAGTGTGACAGGTAAGTATTACGGTTCAGCACAGGGTGTTGACGGTAATGTTTATTGTGTTGGTTACTCCGGTAATGTTCTAAAAATAAACGTATCAAGCCAGTCTGTATCCACATTTGGCTCCTGCGTTGGCGCTTTTGAATCTGCCGCGCTAGATGCTAACGGTAGAATTAAATGTGTTGCATCATCAAGCACCACAGCGAATGGCGACATTTTAGAAATAGATACTGAATCAGAAAGTATCTACAGATTTGGTAGTTATACTGATAGCTTTTTCTCTATAGCACTCGCGCCGAATGGAAAGATGTTTGCGGTTGGTAATGATATTGGAAGCTCGACGGGTATCATTGAGATTCTAGATACTTACTCGCCAGGCGACAGAGTTATCCTTGAGTCTGAGCATTTGGTTTACCAGTGTTTGAGTGTTACATATCAAAACCCAAAAGTAGGTGCAACAGAGGATTCCACAGCAACGTGGATTGTGGTTGGACCAACAAATAAATGGGCCATGTTTGATGGACTACAAAACACTAATACATCAAGCTCAACGGATTTTACAATAACACTTAATCCAATTACCTACGTAAACACCTTGGCTATGTTTGGGTTCAGCGGTGTGGAGTCGGTGAGAATCGAAGTTGATAATAGCCTTGATGCAAACATTTACGATAAAACATATTCAATGTCTGACTTCTCAGCAATTTACGACCATTACACCTATGTGTTTTATCAGATTGCCAGCCTAGACGACTTTATAGCTACAGATTTGCCACCACTGCCAAATACAACAATTAGAGTTACATTCTCAGGCTCAAACATGACAATAGGCGAGTTAGTCACTGGATTTGCAATTGATATAGGTCAACTGGTCGCTGAAAATACCAAGTCAGATAGGTTTAGATACAGAGAGCAAGAGTACAACGAGTTCGGATATCCGACCGGTGAGGCTCCGATAGTTGTAGAGTTAAACACATACGATGTGCTGGTTCCAAAACTTAACAACCAAGCAATCCAAAAACTACTAGACACATTAACTGGAGAGAATACGCTATGGGTTGGTGACATCGGCGGCGGTCAAAGCTTGGTTACATACGGATTCTTTGAGCGTAGCCCTATTCCTTACTCAATGCCAAATCACATTAACTATCAAATCACTGTACGCGCATCTGTGTGATGCGCTTCACATTTTGTGTTAATATAAGATAAAACCCATAGGAGTTAAATAGATGACAATTCCAAAGATTACGCCATATTCCGGCGGCGTAGCAAATCCAGACGGTAGCCAGACGCAAACTGAATTTACTCAGAACATGTTTGACCAGTTGAGCTATGAGGCTGAGTTATCGACTGAGCTAAATAGCACAGTTGATGGCATAAATGAGACAGCAACTCAGGTTGATGCTGACGCAACTAGTGCAGCGCAAAGTGCGGCTTCTGCTGATGCTTCGGCTTCTGGATTGAATTATCAA